GGAAGATGATATTAAATGAACCTCCTCGAATAGCGGAACTTGAAGTCGCCGCTGCTACAATCGTTGATTTGTTTTCTAACTCTATATTACCTTTGTTCCAATTGATGATACCTTGTTGTAACCATTTTGGTAAGTTTTCATAAGCGAGTTGTAGTCGTCCTAATATATCTCTCGCAGTAGAACTTTTGTTCGCCAAGATTGCGATGTTTGAATTTGGATTAAATAAAGCGTAATGTAAAAGATACGAAATCGTTGTAGTTGATTTACCTGACTGTCTTGGTAGTTTACAAATTGTAAATCTGTTATCGTGTATCGTTTGTACAATCTTTTTTTGAAAGTCATACATCTTAAATGGTACTAGACCTTCGTCAAGTGATACAATACGAACATAGTTTTCCATAAAGTATAATGGATCGTTACTACACTTTTGGTATTCTTCAATTTGTTCTTTGGTAAACTCAACAGGTGTGTTTACTTTTTTAAGATTGGGATTACCTAGATATGCTTCGTTAGTGCTCATTAATTATTATTCCTTCTATCGCATCATACCCTAATTGTATCGCTGCGTTAATTCTTTGACTGCCTTTATATGTAGAATACTTTTTTTCTTTATAGATAACTCCACCAGCGCCATATCTTGTAACTGGCGATATTTCGTATTGTTCTATTTCAATTGGGTCTATCATTTGTTCACCATTCATTAAAGCAGGAAGAGGGTCTTTTTTAATAAAGACTAAATCACTTATTAGAAATATCTTTTTCTTCGGGTGTGATGTTTTTGCTTTCAATATTTTCATCTTTTTTTAACATCTTTTGTAACTCTGCTGTAGAGCCTACAAATAGAGCGTTCTTTATATTATTGTTCGCTGTTTTAGGTAATTCTTTTAAGTCTTTTAATTTCTTTTGTAAGTCTTGTAACTTATCTACTGTACCAGCAACTTGTCCTATCAATTGACCAGCGACTTCATACGCTCTTGGGTGTTGTCCTTCTCTGGCGATGTCAAGTATTCCTTCTATCGCTTCCTGGCCTCTTTCAATTAGATTATAATAGTTTTCTCTGCTATATTTGTAGTCATTATCTACATCAGCTTTATTATCGTCTTCTCTACGAGGAACCGCTGGTTTAAATTCTTGTTTGACAACTTCTTTTTTAGGTTCTGGTTCATTGATACCTAAAATTTCATTGACCTTATCTTCTAATTTAGTCATATTACTATTTATGTAATGGTTCCCAATGAGATTTCATATCTTCTTTTATATCTTCTTTCCACGCTTGTTCTGTAATCATATCAAATGCTATCGTTATTCTTAAATCATTTTTTACTTCATCTGTATAATGAGCTAAATAATCGGGAAAAAAAGATAGTTTACCATTTATATTTTTTGATATAAAATCTTTTCTATTATAAGGATTTACATAGTATGTGTTTGTATTTTCAGTACATACACAAATATGACCACCAAGATAACCATAATTATTATTACCGTGAATATGCTTTTTAATTTTATCTCCTTTTTTCATAACATTTGCCCAACATTGTACATAAACATTTTGTTTATCTACATTTAGTTCATTTAAAAAAGTATCATATTCGTGTTTAATTCTTTCTTTTAAAAAATTTAATTCTTTATATTGTAGTAAATTAAAATACGGATAACGACTTGTTAAACTATTGTTACCTAATCCTGTATCACCATCACTGTAAGCAGGATATTTGTTTATAATCTGTTTTTCTTTTTGTAAAATAAACTTTTTCAAATAATTTAAATCAATATTTAAAATATTTTCGTAAATATAATATTCATATACAGGATTAAAAAAATTTAATTTACTTTTATTTTGAATTTTGTATATCATATTAAATTATAATTAATAATACATCTAACATTGTGTTCAGGTTGGTAACTAGTGTGCCAATGTTTACCGTTAAAGATAACTACTCTACCAGCTTTTGGTGTTACTCTTTGTTTTTCTTTTAACTCATTAAAGTGTGGTACTTTATCATAACCATTAAATGTGTTTTCATAGATTACTGTATCACCATCACTATCATTAACATAATACAAAACAACTAAATGTTCCACATCAGCGTCAACGTGTGGCGCATCTATACTTCTATCTTTTAGATTTAATGGAAGTTGTAAAAAAGAACGACCTTGTAAACAGTCTTGTCGTTTAAAATTTATCTTATTACAAGCGGCATCTATAATCTTTAATACATCTTTATGATAATCAAAGATGTTTGTTTTATCTGTAATGAAGTAATAAGAGAAACCTGGTCGCTGTTGTTTATTATCTGGTTTTGTAACATCAGTTACAAATTGCCATCTCACTTTATCAAAAAGTATGTGTTGAATTTGTTTTTGAGATTGTTTATCTATAATATCATCAAAGACAAGTATCCTATCACCAAGTTTCATAACAACTATTTAGAAACGTTTTAGTATTCTACAATTACAATACCTTTACCACCACTACCCGCAGTCGCACCACTACAAGATGATGAACCACCACCACCACCTCTATTTGCAGTTCCTGGTTGAGCAGTACCGCCAGGACCTGAGCCTAAAGGACCACCACCGTATCCATTACCGTCTCCACCACCACCTTGACCACCACTTCCACCAGGCATGTCATTGTGAGCGCCACCACCACCACCACCAGCGTAATAAACTGGTGTAGTTCCGTCAGCGATAGTATATGCTTTTCCAGCACCACCATTTCCTGCTTTGTTAGGTTCATAATTTCCTCCTGCAGCACCAGCGCCACCGCCACCGCCACCTCTAAATGGGGCAGGAGAATTTGATTGACCACCAGCATTACCAAAACCGTAAGCGCCAGAGTTCCCTGGTTGAGTTGGTTGAGTTGCGGTTCCTACATTTGAATTTACACCACTACCTTCGTCTACACCTGCGCCTCCACCAGAACCGCCTGGAGAACCTGCAGGAGCAGTGGGCCCACTGGTATAATGACCTCCAGCTCCACCACCTTTAGCAGTTAAAACTCCACCACAACCTAATCCAGGATCTCCTGGTGAACCAAATACCGAATCTTGTCCTGAATATGCACCACCAGGGCCAGGTCCTTCAGCACCACCACAACCAACAGTTACTGTAATTGTACCACCTGGTGTAACAGGAAACCCTGGCATATAAACTAAACCACCAGCGCCACCACCCGAAGCGTGTTGTCTAGGTCCACCACCGCCACCTGCAACAACTAATGTAGTAACTGATGTGGTACCAGACGGTACAGCAAATGTACCAGATGATGTAAATGAATCAAATGTTGGACCTTGTGCTGTAAATGAAAAAGCTCTTGAATTTGTATTTGATGTAGCGTCAACTGCTCTTAAAGTAAAATTGTAAACTGTATCAGAACTTGCTAATGGAGATATAGTACCCGTAAAAGTTGCTGTTCCACCTTCAGCAGCTGTGTTTACTATTGAAATTCCTGGAGGTAAAGAACCTGATTGTAATTCAAATGTAACATTACCTGCTGATTCTGGATCAGTTGCGTTTACGGAAACACTTGACATAGAAAATCTATTAGAACCTAAAGAACCTGCACTAGTTACAAAAACAGGTGCTGCATTAAAATTTACTTGACCTGCAGAAGTTATAGCAAGTCCATTTCCAGAAGTTATTTTTACACCATAAGGTTCATTTGCATTACTTGTGTTACTATTTGTAAGAACGCAAGTCAACTGTGTATTACTATCTCTTGTTACACTATCAAAACTAACTTCACTTCCACCTGATGTTAAAAGAGTAGCAGTTGATCCTGATAATAAATTTTCTCCAGTAATTGTAAAGGTTGTGGTTGTTTCACTTTCATTTATAGTAGTCGGAGAAATTGAAGTAAAAACGGGGGGTTGTAAACTTACATTTGACTTTAAAACTTTTTTAAGAGTACCTGCACTAGCGTCATAAATTAACAAAATATCTGATTCGTTTGCTGTTTCATCTAACAAAGTTTGATCTGTTATCGCTGTTATATCTAAATGTTCTTCACTAATTGAATCATCTGCTAATTTAGTAGCGTCAATTGCGTCAGCCACTAAAGATTGTTTTTTAATTTTACTAATTGACATAGGTGTTTCTCTCTATATTATTTATACTATTTATTCATCTGAATCCGTAGATGGGTTGTATTTTTTACCGTCTGTATATGACGTAATTGTTGTTGTAAACCCAAAATCGTCATCAGCGTCTGCGCTAGTCGGATTTGGAGTAATCACAATTCTATCTTCTCTCGCTTTATTTGTTGTATCTGTATCTGAATATAGATCAGATTGTACTTCTTTAATAACGCCTTGAGTTGTTGCCGGTCCAAATAAGTATGTTTTCGCCGTAAAGTTTAATGTGTATATTACTGCTCTTCTTTGAGTAAAATCGCCATTGTAACTATCATCATACTGAACATCATTTAATATGATTGGTACATCTCTCTTAATGTTTAAAGACGGTACAGCGTTAACTGTGACTGTATAATCTGGTTGAAAAAATGGAAGTATTTGTTCTACTATTTGTAGACCTGATTCGGCAGTCGCTGTAAATATATTTAATGTATAAGATATATTATAAGGAACAGGTGTGTAATTATATGTCATTACTTTTCCATCTTCACCTGATTTTACTTTTTTATACTTTTGAACTCTTGTTAATTTACGAGAGCCATCATATGAGATACCTGATATTTCAAAACTCATACGAG